TCAAGCGTTACAGTATCAGCCGCATCAGAGTCTCCGGTAGCTCCTGAGTTCTGTACATCTGTTACAACGCTTAAACCATTGCCAGCACCAATGATATAAAACTTCTGATTGTTATCCTGAACTACTACGAAAATATCGTTACCCAAATTCAGATTCTCTAAAGTAAGATCGTCTTCAGTTGAGTTAGTCAGAATTTTAAATGCAAAAGTCTGCTTATAGCTTTTGTTACCTCCGGCAGATACAACAAGTTCAGAGCCAAATGAATGGCTAAACTTATTGCCTTCGAATCGACGAAGTCCACCATAAGGACCAAAGCTAATAGTAGAAATATCACCTGCTTGTGACAAATCGAATTGCGCTGAAAGCTCAGAAAGGTATCCAATCCAGAAAGTTTTGGAAATACCGCCTACTCGTAGTAGGTCTGTGCAGTCATTAATTATTCCGGTTTCAATTTTACAAGCCATGTTATTTCAGTTTAGTAAGCGATAGTTTGAAGATCGCAATGCAGATAAGTATAACCGAATTTCATATCGCCAGTGAAGTAATATTTACGATCCACCTTAGAGTAGAAACCTTCAACCTTATTAAGATCTGAAGAAGCCTCAACACCGATTCTGTGGTTGTCTTTAGTAGTGTAAAGAACCAAGTGTGCAGTAGTTGCATTCAATGGATTTGAAGCATCAGCCAAATCAGTATCCCAGATACGAACAGGAATAACAGGAATACCCTTGTAGGTCAATGTAGGCATACCTTTAACGAGCGCAGTATAAGCTTGCTCAGTTACGGCACCAACAGCGGCCAAAGAGTTATAGTAGTTATCCCAGATTGAACCAGTTACATAGAAAGCCTTCTTATTGGTTGGAACAGCTTTCAAAAGGTTAGTAGACTGAGCATATACTTTCTCAAGTACATCAAGAGCCTCACCACTTGAAAGAGCAGCAGTACCTAAAGAAGTACCTGAAGCTTTTCTAACGCAATAAGTAGATGCAGTTCCTGCGTTGTCAATCAACTGAGTCCAGATACCATCGATAGTATCATAGTCAGCAGATGCAGAACCGGTATCACCGAAAGAGATACGACGGAATACATCACGACGAGTAGCGTCTTCGATAAGTGTAGAAATCACGCTAACAAGCGGAGTTCCAGAAAGATCGAAAGAAGCATTACCAGTCTTTAACATTTCCTGAGCCAGGTTGTTATAGATTCCTGAAAGGTAACCGGTGAAGTCATCCTTACACCATTCAAGATTCATTGAGAATTCTTTTACCTCAAGAGTCTTGTTAGTAATCTCAGCAGAACCAGTATATGAAGGAGTACATCCATCATAAGGCTTCAGGATCTTATTAAGACCTGGAAGCACGTTGTATTGCTTCTTGAAAGATATACCCTGATCAATGATTGCAAGATCAGCAAGTGCCGGACTGTCTTCAGTCGGCTTAAAAAATATCTCGGTAGAAAGTATACCAGGATATGTATAACTAAAATTTGTTTCTAAAACAGATGCCATTGTAATTAGCGTTTAAAGTTTGGTAGATATTGTGCGATAAAAGCATCAGTCATGTCATCTACCTTTGGACTTTCTGATACTGCTTTAACCTGTGCTACTGGAGCATTAACAGGAGGATGTGGATTGCCTACGGTCATTTTTTTCAATTCGATAAACTCGTTCTGAAGCCCTGCAAGCATTTCCATTGTTTTAGTGTTCTTAGCTTGGACCTCTGAAACAGTAGATTCAGCCTTGATTTTCTCAGCCTTTAGAGCTTCGATTTCAGCCTTAAGCTGAGCGTTCTCAGTCATAAGTTGCTGATCGAGTGACATAGACTCCTTAATCTCAGTGATCATACCGTTAGCGTCGGTAACCATAATAGTACCAGAAGCCAATTCATGCTCACCTGCCGGAGCCGGTTTGCCATCGATTGTCATAATCTTGCCGACGAAATCCTCGCCTGGCATTGCGTCGATAAATCCCATTTTTCCGTCCTTCATCGGGACATCGAGATTCTGTGGTGAACCAAACACGTCCTTGACGATCTGATTCAGTTTTGTGCCAAATGCACTTAGTTTGTCTTCCATTTTAAACTTGTTTAATCCTATTGCTACCGCTTTAAGTGGATCAATAACCTCATCAACAAAGCCCATATTCTGAGCTTCAAATGCAGTCATTGAAGTTTCTTTAGCCATCATTTCTCTCAGTTGGTCAGCAGAAAGATTAGTCTTACGCTGATATGCAGATATCATAATATCCTCAATCTTGCGTAATTCACTGGCTCCTGATTCCATTGCGGAGGCATCGCCTTCGAGCATGGTGTAAGGGTTGTGAATCATATAGACGCTCGGATTACGAGCTGTAATCTTATCCGCTGCCAAAGAAATAAATGTAGCTATTGATTGACATTCACCTTCTATGATAGCTTCAACAGGGACGCCGGCAGATTTAATAACGTGGTAAGTGTTGTATCCGGCATAAACGCTACCACCTGGACTCTGGATGTGCAGAATGATTTTATCAACGTTGCCGAGATTTTCAATCTGCTTCTTAATTTGGAGATGGGAATTTTCCCCTATTACTCCATCAATGTAAATATGACCTTCGTTCATAATGCAAAGATTGGATATAATAATTTCAATTTAGTCGTCAGTAAACTATTGCCTTACCTATTTTTTAAAATATCCAAAATCGTTGGCTTAGTAAGACTGTACTTAATACAAAGCTGTCCGATAGTCAAGCCTCTATTCCTATCTGTGATAATATCGTAGTCACGTAGAATTTTAGGACTTGCGACCTTATCTCTTACCATATTCTTGATAAACTCTTTAGAATATTTTTCTATCATATAGACGTGATTGATTCTTTAAATTTGATTTTGTTATTTAAAGTCGTTGCTTCCTGCCATGACGCTACAACCGGAGGCATATTTTTAAACGCATTAGCTATTGAAAATTGTCTGTCTATTGGTGTTGTAGTTCCTGCTGTTACTATTCCACCATCGGCATAACCTCTAAAGGTAGGACGCATTGCGTTAACTCTACCCGGTCCGCCCATCATTGCTACGTCAGCTTGAGAAAATACTACCTCTCCTTTGTGAACGATTCCGGCAGGTTCATACTTACCGCCTGATCCTGTATAACCACCTTCTGAGAATCCTACTGAATTAATTTGAGAAATAGAATCTACTGCTGATTTTAAAATACCTGCTATACTTAATGCTGCTGAAACTGTATTAATTGCTACCCACGGCTGACCTGCTGTAAGTGGAGATGCAGCTATTGATTTTGCATTTGCTATTCCTGTGTTTGAAATTATTTGAGCTATTGAAGCAGCTTTTTCTATGGCTACTCCTGCTATTGCTAATTCTTTATTTTTACCTGCAAGATTCTGAATCGTATTTCCTAAGTTACCGGCTAATTGTATTTTAGCATTTGTTATAGCTTTTTCTTTTTCAAAATTAATTTTTCTTTGATTTGCTTCTGCTTCAGCATTTTTTCTTGCTTGTTCACCTATTGCAAGACCTGCTTTAAATATTTCTTTTCTAAAATCAGCAGCTTTCTTTTCATCTTCTAATCTATCTTCTTGTTCCTTTTTATAAGCGTCTGATCTTGCCTTCAGTCCTTCTTCAACAGCTTTAGTAATTGCTTTTTGAAGATCTTCTTCTGCTTTTAATTCATTACTTCTTAATGATTCAAGTTCTTTTTGAAATCTTATTGTAGCTTGTGCTCCTTGTCCTCTTACTTGCGCAAGATTTGCTTCTGCTTGTGCTACAGCCTTAATAGCTTCTTGATCATTTCCTTTTGTTTCAAGTTCTAATTTTGCTAATTCAAGTTTCTTTTCAGCTATTTGTAATGATTGATTTCCAAGATTCTTTTCTAATGCAATAGCCTCTTCAAGAGTTTTTCTTCTGGCATTTCCTTCTTGAGTAATTGCCTTTTCTCTTAATAAAGCAACAGCAGCATCTACTTTCGCAGAATCAACTTGATATTTATTTTCTCTTTTTCTTATATCTTCTTGAAGCGCTGCAAGTTTTGTTCCTTGTTCTATTCCTTGATTTACTGCATTTTTTACATTACTTGCTAAATTTTGAACTTTACCTATTACATTTTCAACTCCAGAACCTAATTGTAATGCACCATTAGCTACCTGTTTAAAATCTAAATTTTGTATACCTTCTATAATTACAGAAAATGCTTTAAATCTGTTTATAAGATTATCCTTAATAAAGTTAACAAGGTCAAGAAGTGCCTGTTTTGGATTTGTGAATGCGTTATAAATTGCTTCACCTACTCCCTCAACAACATCCATGAACTTTTCGAATATTGCAGATCCTGTCTGAACTATTACATTTAATTTTCTTTGACCTTCTTCAGAACCTTTGAAATATCCAATTAAAGCATCTAATAAAGTATTTATAATTTGTAAAGCGGCACCGAATGGAGTAGCTATAAATGCCTTTGCTCCAGCTGTTGCTCCTTGTATTCCATTTGTAAATCCGCTAAATCCTGGTACTATTTGATTTAGATTTCCTCCTATTCCTTGAAGAGCAGATGAATAATTACCAATATTTAATCTTTGTTTTTCAAGACTCGAAGAAAGACTTTTAATCTTAGTATCATTTAAATCTATTTGCTCATTTATTTTTTTTACTTTTTCAAAATAGTTAGCGTCTGTGTCAAGTAAAGCATTTCTTTGAGCTTTTAATTCTCTATTTTTTGCATTAAGACTATTTATGGAATTAGCCTGTGATTCAATGGCTTTATTTACATTTTTAATAGCAGTTTCATTCTGTTTTATCTGCTTATTATTTTCATTAGTAGCTTTTGTGTACTCAGTAATATCTTTTTTTCCTTGTACAAATTCAGCATCTAAATCTGCTTGAGCTTGTTTAACTCCAGTGATACTATTTTGAAGATCTTTTATTTTCTTATTAGCTTCTTCGCTTGTAACAGTTATTTGAATTATTATCTCTTCGTTTTCCATATTTTAACAAGTTGTATAACCGCCTATCGTTGCAGCTACGTTTAAGTAATTTGTCATTCCATTTACTGCTAATACTGAGTATGGATTTGATTGTCCACACTTACCAAAGTAACTTCCTCCATTCCCTGTTCCAAATGCTACGTTTACATTTGAAGCATTTTGAACTCCGTAGTAAATTGTATCTCCATCGTTAACTGTTACACTATGATTAATAGATTGATAAGTAGTTGTAAGCGTATAAGAGCCTATTAAGTTCCAAGAGCCGGAGTTTATTTTATAGTAAATCTTTGCACTTGATCCTGTGTTATATTGAGCCTTTACCTGAAGATTAAAATTAGCTGTAACTGATATGCTCATACTTGAGCCTGTAATAACATACGATCCAGGTTCTAATGAAAGCGATAAATTACCAGACGATCCTCCTTGATTATTTGCTTCTTCTTTGAAAGTTGTAGAAACTAAATTAACCTGAGCCGGAGTGACTGAATCTTTATAGTTCAAAATAGAATCAACAAAGAAATAGCCATTAATAGATCCGGTGTTTAGATAGATTAATTTTTGGAAATTGAATTCTTGGAATGTCTTTTCATTTAGAAGCATCGACGTCTTTAAGCCTGGAGCTTTAAAAGCATTTGTTAACTTGTTATAATATGCTTCTGATATTGTCCTGTTTCCAAAGTTTGCGTTTACTAAATCATTAATCGCAAGCGCATCTTTATAATTATCTATGTACTTTCCTGTTGTTTGCTTATAGAACCATCCATAAGGCATCCAATCAATTAAAGTATTATCAGGATTATAAATTCCTTCTAAGTTAGAAATACTCGCAAAGTCCGTCTGACCATTTATAAGTAATATCCTCGATTCAGAACTACTTAAATCTTTTTGAACTGTTGAAACTGTACCTGAGTCAGTATCTATGTATGGAGTATATAACGTTACAGTTGTAGAGTTTGCGCCATAAACTAAGAAATAACCATTATATAAATCTGAATCAACAAATACTAATTGAGTGGCTGAATTGCTTATACCTTCAAATGTTCCGTTAAGCATTGCATATCCGCTTGCATCCGTTACTGTTGTGAATTGGAAAGTATCTTTAGGATTTAACTTAATCAATCCTACACTCGGCAGACGCATATCGAAATTCGTGTTAAGAACTTCAGCGGTTGCACCAAAAGGAAACTCAGTAATAGTTCTTTCTTCTTTTACTCTTTGAGCTTGAATATTACCATTCCCGTAGCCTATTGGATTAATCTCGTTATAATATTTTATAACGTCATCGTCAACGTCTTTAAATTTAATATAGTTATTCTGCGCTACGTCATTATTATAATCTATCTGATAAGACTTTACATATTCACTCCAGTCTTCTGAGTCTATTATTGAATTGCTTTTATTTATCGTAAGTGTCTGAGTGTATTGGTCAAACGAAGCTACGCATCCAAAGTAATTAATTATAAACTTGATTAAATCAATCGCTTTAATATCTGGAACTATTGAATTAACCGGAATATATGGACCATACGGATAATTATAAAAATACTGATCGTAAAATAAAGACTTAGTAAGTGATATTGATATTTGACTATTTGGCATTAAATCAAAGCCAAAACTATTAACATATACTTCTAAATATTGACCTTTTTCTAAATATACATATCCATTTGAGGTTCCTGAATTAGTATTTGATACGTTTGTTGAATATTGCTTATCACTTATATAAGATCCGTCAACATAAATTCTGAAGCTGTAAGTATTGACACTATCAGTATTTATCGAAGTCGTTACGCTATAAATTCCGGTGTATTTAGCATAGTATCTGTAATTGGTACTATCCCACATTTGAGTACCATTCGGATAAGTTGTATTTTCAAATGGTAATATTTGCCATCCTGAATATATAGAAGTAGTTACTAATGTATTTGCTTTTACAAGTGAATCATTAACGAAATAGTCAGGCCATTGTAAGTCTGCTGTCTCTGGAGTGATTACAATTTTATTATATACATTGTCTCCAAATAGATTACCTGCTAATTTGATATTACTTTGTTTTGCTATCTGACTGACTACGGTATGCAAATAAACTACCGGAAGCATCTCAGGAAAGTAATCCTTAGCGGACCACTCGTCTAAATATATTATCCTTTTTATTTTATTAGTTGCTTTCTGTCCTTGATATGACCAATCAATTAAAGGAAATATAATACCATCCTCTTTGCCTATATATCCTGATAATACTGGCGTTCTGTTTACGTCGATATAATCACCTGGATAAACTGTGAACTCGTTATAATCAAATTGCTTAATACTTGTATTCAGCGAATTAATCCATGTATTTCCTGAAATATAAAAACAATCTAACTCCGATCCGTTGTCTGACTGAATTACAATATATCCTTTTGAGATTATATTACCATCCTTTGAAACGCTGAATGATAACTGACTAAATGCCGGATTGCCTTCCTGATTGAATCCTGAGTATCCTAATATCCTTCTATTTTCCGAAGTGTTTGGTATTGTAAAGTTTACCGATACGTCAGCTTTGATTTTAAAACTATAAAACGAAATAGCCTGCTTGCTGAGTAAGAACTCACCATCAAAATAAATAGACTCATTGTTATCGTTAATGAAGAATATCATAGGCTTTGTGCCGCTACTTCGTTAGTCATTTGAATCGTAAAAGAAATAGAATAAAGTTTCTCAGTTTCTGAGTAGACTGTAAACGATGAAGAGTCAACTAAAACATTAACCCAATCTCCGGTAGGCTTTGCATCATACATCTGAACAAGTGGGCTTGTCTTTATGTACTTTAATCCTTCAACTTGAGACTGAGTTAAATTTTGAGATCTTACCAATATATTTTCACGGCTTATTCTTTTGATATCGTATTTAATCCTATCAAGTCCGTAAGAATCTGCCCAATTTATAAATATGTTTTTTTCTGTCTGCTGTACTTCTTCAATATCAACTCCAAAATCCTTCTGAGCTGTGAATAACCAATAATCCATACCGCCTAAGTAATTAAGCCAGGTTAAATAGATTGATTGATTATAGCAGTTATTATTTACATCTATCGTCTTTGTGTTTCCTTCGACAGTTACCATCAACTGGTCTTCGTCTGATGTTACACTTAAAGGAATCCGATAAACTCCTTCATCTTTTGAGTCTATTGAAATAGTGTCTGTATTTATTAAGCTTCCGTCTTTGTATCGCTCTACAGTCATATTACTTGAATCATACTGGCCTTTTAAAATCCAGATATCGTAATACTGACCATTGAAAAGTACCGGAGTTTCAAACGTAGTAAGAAAGTCTATACCACCTTGATACATAATCATATTTCCGCCTTCACCATTTCTGAAAGGCATCTTTGAATTAACCGCTATAGCATAGTTAACAGAATCGCTTGTATAGGAGCTTGTATAAGTGCTTAAAATATTCCCATCTGAACTATCATAAGACTCTGCATACTCGATATAAAACTCTGTAAATGCGTCTATATCGTTCTGAAGTGTTGATAGATTAAGATTGTTATTTAAAATTCCTATATCTGTTTTTATCGTTTCATTGATATTAAACACAGCCACGTTATCGCTTCCAGGCACTACGTTGATATTTGTAAGTAATTGAGTAGGCTTATCAGCTTCTAATGTATGGCCTGATCTTAATCCGCCGTATATTTTTACTTTAATGTTATAATTTGAATAATAGAATTGAACTATTCCGAATGTTACAGTAATTCCATAAGTCTGTTTTAAATCTATAACTATTGATGAGTCAGAGTATTTTGTAATTACTTGATGAACTTCTTTTATCCCGTTAACTTCAACTAATACGAAGTCTAATACTTGTATTCCTGTTTTAATATTAGCATCGCAATCAATTAAATAATATCCATATTCTCCGCCTGAATCTGTTACGTTTACTATTGGATCAACTGAATTAGTCGGAAATTTATCATTGCTTATTTTGTAGACAAGTGGAAGGTGTACTGAGTTCCATCCTGTAGGCCTTTGCTCTATTGTCATAGACTTAAAATTCTTTCTTTTATTTTCTCTTTCATTTCCTGCATTAACTTTTCTAATGCGTCTGAATAAACTTGTCTGCCTCCGGAACGATAAACTGAATCCCCTCTTTTGTTAATCAGATAAGCTAATGACTTTCCGGTGAACCATTGATCACCAATTCTATAATAAACATTTCCAGACTTACTTGTCTTACTTGGGAATCCTTTTGCCCTCATGTACTCATCTAAAGACTCATCGAATCCTGAGTATTCAGTTCCTTTTCTTTTGCCTCGTCCCGTTTCAATCGCCTTAAAAAATTTCCTTCCATAGATTGTCATCCGTGTGTATAGCGGATTTTCTTCTACTTCATATCTGATACTTTCTTCTGTTTTACCTGTTGCTCTATATGGCGCAATACTCTGGCGTAAAAGATTAACTCCTGCCTGAGCGTATTGTTCCATGATATCAGCGATCTTAATCACAGCCTGAAGTATCTTGAGTTAATAAGTTAAATGAAAGTAAAACGCCTGTTAAGCAGTCAGCGTGTTTCTTGATAAATGGTACCCGTGAAATGCTGTTTATTGTTACCAGGTTATAATTACTCAGAATGTCGTTATATCTTTTAATCAACTTCTGAGCTACGATATCAGCCTGGTCAATTAAGGATTCGTATTCCTGATTTGACGAGTCCATCCAGTCCTTAGATAGAACATGAATCTTGATAGCGTATGTATCTGTCGGAAGTGAATTCGTTAAAGTCGTCTGTGCGCTTACAGTTTCAAGAAATACAAAAGGATAAGTATTAGTTCGGTTAGAATTGAACTCTGATATCCTTCCGGTATCAAAAGGAATCTGAAGTAATTCAGCTCCTGATTGAATAAATTCTTTTACTTCTGCTCTTGTCATTGTACTGTAAATAATTTGCCTGCTGAAAAGTTTAAATCTAAGTTTTGACCATCAGATAAAGTAATTGAATATCCGTAGTCATAATAGCAAATTAAATTACTTCCTGATGAAATGACTATATATCTAAAAGGACCGACAGGACCACCAATTGCGCTTAGTGTGGTATTTAATACTTCAAGAGAATACACTCCTGTCGTTGATGTTCCGGTATCATCTAATGAATTACCAATTAAATAAGTTTGATCTATCACGCTGATATCTCCTATTACTGTGTCTGTTTGATTTGGTGCTGTATTTGTTAAGTCTATATTTAATCCACTTCCAGAAGTAAATACTTCAGCTAAGTAATAAGCGAATGAGTAAAATTTTCTATAAACAGCCATTATCTTTTCTTATTTAATGCCTCTTGATATCTTTTGACAGTTGCGTTATAATGCGACAAATATACGAGGTTATAATTGAACTCCGACACGGACCATTCTAAGAGCTGCTTCCGATTGAACGGAGTTTCTTTCTCCATGTATAGTAGCGTTTGATAAAAACCAAACTTTTCGCCCAGACGATCAAAACCAGCCAGAATTTCTTCTTGGGAATATTTGGAAGGAGCGATTTGACTTTGATGCCGGTCGTCAATTCGGCTAATTTCGCTAAGGTAAAATTTCCTATTGCCAAGACCTCCACACTTGGCGCATTAAGAAACTCTTTTGATATCTCTTCTGCTTTCTTGTAGTCGTATGGACTTGTAGCGTAGATAGCACAGAACAAAGCATACTTATCAAAACTCTGAACGTCTTTGATGGTCATCGCTTCAGCTTTCAGATCCTGGTATTGTCCGATTGTTTCAAATTCTAAGTTTTTTGGAATCTTGTAGCCTATACAAGTTTCCGGTACCTCTAAGTTCATTTCAGTTCTTAAGAATCCTAAAAGCTCGATCAGGCTTTCTAAATTGTAAATCTTAGCCTTGCGCAAAGTTTCCTCGTCTATCTCGGTGAATAGTGAAATTATCTTTACTATGTCATCCCCTGCTTCAGCAAGTTTTAGAAATTGTCCGAAGGTTACTTCCTTCCATTTGGTAGGAATCTCCTTCTCTACCTTTACGCCTTGTAGTTCTATTTGTATTTTCATAAGTGATTATTATATTTGCGTCAGATAGATTTTAGTCGATCTATTAAACTCAACGAAAGAGCCTCAAATCTTTACCGGGATAGAGGCTTTTTTGTTTTATCTGAATCCCATTAATACGGGAGCTGTATATTGGTTTTTAAAACTGATTGCGCCATATCTGAAACTATCCACGTTATCGTCAAACATCTTAACAGGTTCGTCTAATATTTCACCTGTTGGCTTTTGCTTCCATTTGTAAGATCTCATTTCTTTTTGAAGGTCTATTGAATCCCTATGGATATGTATCTTATGGCTCCGAATAAAGTCAATTCCTTCCTTTACTGATTTATTAGCAGGATAAGCATTAACACCATTTAAAATCAAGTCCTGGATAATCTCAGGCCTTGCAGTATCGCAATAAACCAAAGAATTACCTACTATCTGTTTAACCTTTGTAATCAGTTCGCTTGTCGTTATGTGGGATTGATAAAGCATCTGCTCAGCATATAGGTTATTCTCTACTCGTGTGACTTTTACTAAAGCATTAGGGTGATTAAATCCGAAGTCCAGGCCATAGCAGTAGTCGCCTTCTACTTCGTCATATAACTCAAATGAATGGTAAATTGTGTTCTGTGTTGTGCCTCGTTCACCAAGTCCATAAACACGCCATAAATTAGGATCTGCATCCTTTAGGCTTTCAATCTGTTTCTTTTGAATCTCAGGTAAAAATTTATTATCCAAGTAAGTTGACTGAATAAACTCTGTTTCATTTAAAGGTAATATTCTTTGATATATCCAATGGTCTTCATCTGCTGGGTTATAATCCATAAACACAGCCTTTTTAGTTCTCATATTTAATTGTTCAAATGTTTCCTTTTGAATCAAATTAGCTTCGTTTATGAATAATATATCCCTTCCAGGCCCACGAACCTTTAAAGAATTGTCAACAGAAAAAAACTCAATGTAAGACCCATTATGAAATCGATATAAAGACTCTGTAAGGCTATGAGCATTTGGGTCATATATTGGGTCGATAATTTCCATAAAGTCTCTTATAACGCCTTTACGCAAATGTGGGAAAGCTATAGAAGTAACAGATATTGAAACCTTTTGAGTTAATGCAAAATGAATCAATAAACCTATTAAAGAATAAGTTTTGCCTGATCTTGATCCACCTTGATTAACAATAAATCTTTTTCCGTTATTGTATGCTTTGAAAGATTCTTTTGAAACCTTAGTTTTTTTTAATCTAAATTGGGTCTTCCCAGATGATTTCAATTCCTCCACTATGCTCGGTTTTCTGTTCTATCTTTTGATTCGCACTACCCTCTAATCTATCCATAATTTCCTTATATGCCTTCTGATCTCCTTTTAAAGCCTTTGCAATCATTTGCATATCCATCTGCTCAAGTACTGTAAATTCCTCAGTTTCTCCGGTTACTGGGTTCTTTTTCTTTTGTACTAATGATAAAAGCCTGAGCAGTCTGGTCTTTGAGTTCTCCACGCCTTTAGGCCTTCCATTTGGATTACCGGATTGACCTTTGACAAAAGGTTTAGGATTATCTTCTGGTCTTATTGGCATACGACTGTTTTATGACTGTTTTTTATATTCTTGTCCGTTTCTTTTGATTTGCAAAGATG